ATGTTTGAAACCGATCGGACGCCCATCAAAGTAACAAAAGAAAATTTTGAAACCTATGTATTAGCATTAATAGATGGAAAATTTTCACCATTTTCGGACGATTATAAACAAGCCAGATTAGTTACAAATTTATCTGCCGATCAAATAATGTATATAAAAGTACATTTTAAAGATTTGTCCCATAAATATAAATGGGATATGTTTGCACAAACATTTAGATAAAAATATTGACAATGTATAAGAATAGTATATCTTATATATAAGAAAGGAAATTAAACATGGAATTAATAATTATGCACTTTGGAGTTTTTGGAGTTGGTTTTATGTTAGGAGTTATTATTACAAAAATAGCTTTTAATAATAATGCTACAAGTCTAAAAGATAGAGCCCAAGAGATCAAAGAAAAGAAATAATATACGGGTTGATAACTTAATAATTATGCTTATCAGACATTGACCACGTTCAACAAAAAATTCATTATTCACCTCCTAGAATTAATGTGTACATATAAGCGTAAACTTCCCAGTAAAGCAATCATTAAATTAACAGCTTATTGTTAAGAGTTAAGCCCTATAGAAAGAAAATATATTGAATATAAATAAAGAAGAAATAGAAAATAAATATTTTGAATATTTGTTGGAAATAATTAGAGTAACTGTTTATCATAATTCTAGTAGAGTTTTGGCAGAACATGATGAAGATAAAAAATTAATTCATATAGTATCAACCAATATTTGTGATTTAACTATAGAACATTTAAAAGAATTAAAAAGAAGAAAAGAAATAAAAAATTTAGCGTGAATATAACAAACGAAATAAAAGATCATTTTGATTTACACGATAGTCATCATTATTTAGATAAAGTTTTTATACCAAATTTTCCAGAAAAATTTAAACTAGGAATAATATTAGGTGCTAGTGGTTCAGGCAAAACTACTATATTAAAAAACTTTATAAATTCAAATAATCAAGATGATGTAGAATTGGAAAAATTTAATAATGAGCCGATATGTGAAAACTTTAATGATACAAATGAAGCTATTAAATATTTAAAAGCCGTAGGTTTAAATAGCATACCAACTTGGATAAGAAACATTAACACTTTAAGCATGGGGGAACAATACAGAGCAAGACTGGGATTAACATTTTCAAAAAATAAAGACATTTATGTAATTGATGAATTTACAAGTAATTTAGATAGAGTTACAGCCAGATCAATTTGTGCCAGCATGAATAAAGGCATAGACAAAAACCAAATAGTAGTAGCAACTGCACACGAAGATATTACACAATGGTTAAAAGCGGATTGGATATACAATGTTGAAACAAAAAGATTTACAAAGCAACACTTAAATTTAAATTATGATTTTAAAATAAAAAAGGTTGAATATGAAAGGTGGGATTATTATAAAAAACATCATTACTTAACAGGAGAATTAAATATATCTTCAAAATGCTATGAAGCATTTGTTGATAATTTACCTGCTGGTTTTTTAGCGATTACAACATTACCTAGTGGCACACTACAAAACGCTTATAGAGAACATAGACTTGTAACAGTTCCTAAATATCAAGGGTTAGGAGTTGCAAGTAGACTTTCTGACTATATAGCACAGCTTTATATTTTTAATAACAAAAGATATTTTAGTAAAACTGCCAATGTTTTGTTAGGAGAGCATAGAGAAAACAAAAAAAATAAATGGAGAGGAACATCAACTAATTTATCAGATAAACCTTCAAGTGATAATTCAAACTTTACAAATTGGAAAGTTAATAAAACAAGATTAACATATTCTCACGAATATATAGGCAAAACTAATAAAGAAATATTAGAAGATTTAGAAAGATGGAATGTTAATTTACTTTCTTTGGAACAAGAGCAACTAAAAAACCAATTAGTATTATTTAATTAAGAACATGAAAGAAAACACACAAGATCAAGAAATATACGATTTAGTTAAACAAATTTCTAACGAAGATAAGTTTTATCATTTAATGAAAAGACTAATAGAAATTCAAGAAGCGATAGAAAAACTAGACATCAGAAAGGAAAAATAATGGATAGGCAAGATTTACAATATGCTATTAACGATGGAACAGAGTCTATAGTTTTAGCACTTAGAGATTTAGACGCTTCAATAAACTTGTTGATACAAACACTAAAAAACACAAACACAAACAAAGATGTTTATTAATTGTATAGAAAGAAAAAACTTTGACCACAAATAAAAGAATATATAAATACAACAACTATTGGTTACCAAAAGAATCTGGAGCCATGCAACCAAGATCAAAGGCACCTAATAATGGTTCTTTGGTATTTTGTCCTTATTGTCAAAACGGAATTTATGTTAATGATTATGGTTTTTTAAACACAAAATGGGTTTGTGCTAATTGTAAAAAACAATTAACAAAAAACAGATTAATAATAGATTTAATTAAATGGAGAAAATATAACAACTTATCTTTAAGCCACGTTGGAACAATATCAATAACAGAAGAAGAAGAAAAAGAGTTAGACAAATTACCAAAGTATTATTTTCCAAACTCTATAAAAAATGAAGATTTACGAGAGTAACAAAAGTAGACATAATGTTACTGTTTTTATAATATATAAATATTATTTAGAATGAGATAAAAAAAAGATATTAGAAATATATAAAAAAAAGAAACAATAATGTCAAAACGTTACAATAAAATACCTAACTATCTTTCACCAGGGCAAACAAAAAGTTTTTTAGATGTTGCTTATTCTTTTAATGAAAGTAAAAATGCTTTTAAATCTAGCAATATGCTATTGTGTATAAAATTTCAATTGTATGCAGGGCTAAGAGTACAAGAAGCTTTAAATATAACACCAGCAAATATAACAATAGAAAAAACACTTAATGAATTAAAAGTTATAGACGGCAAAGGAAAAAAAGATCGTGTTGTTCCAATTACAGGTCCTTTATTGGAAGATATAAGGTTTATTAATAATTATTTATCTCCATCAAAAAATAAACCTTATGTAAAAATACAAACAAGAAAATCTGTAGGAGAATGGTATAAAAAAATAGCCAACAAGGCACAATTTGAAATAAAAGGCACACACACACTTAGACACACCTTTGCCAGAAATTGTTTAAAAAATGGAGTTCCAATTAATGTTTTACAAAATTTATTAGGTCATACCGATCTAAGATCAACTTTAATATATTTAAAAATAAATCCTAATTCAGAAGAACTAAATAAAGCTATGAATTTAGTACAACAAGAAATAAAAGAGCAGTAATGATAATGTGTTTATTAAAATTACCATTTAAGTTGTTATCTACTATTATTTCTTTTGTTGGGTTATTAGTTATATTAGGGTTTTTATATAGATTATTAATTACATAAAGGAGAATAAAATGGTAAATGAAAATGAAATGCTACCGCCCGAAAATGCTGGTTTAAACATAATGAATGGTTTTGCACTAGACGAGCAAAATCAACAAGGTTTTTTTAAGACAACTAGAATTTATTTAGAACCGGGTAAATCCAAAGAGCAACTTCAAGGTACAACAAATTTAACTGCCGAACAGGCGATGGATGCCTCAACAATTTTGGCTAAAAACATTAATACTAGAAACAGAATAAGTAGAGCTGAAAGAAAAAAAAGTAATTCTAATAAAGACGAAATAGATTATAGTGAAATGACTTATGCAGAAACACAACTATATACATATTTTGAATTGGCAAAATCTATAAACGGAAAGGCAAGACGTGAAGGTCAAGGTATTTTGACTGGTAATTTAGAACCAGAGGTACAAAGACAATCATCATGGCTACCTAAAAGGAGAAAGTCTTAATGAATATTTTTAGATTTAAACAAGACAATTCTGCTGAACTTGATAAAGCTACATTAAGAAATAAAATACTTTTTGTTTCTCCGAAAGAAGCGTACGGAATGCAACCTAATGCCGTAGGGTTTATGTGGAGATCAAGACTTTTTGGTTTTTTAAAACCTAAAAGAACTCATATAGTAACTGTTAGATTAGGAGATGCCACACCTTTATATCCTCTTGAAAAAAAATATGCTTCTCCATCTCCTGTAGATGAATATGATCTAAGAGATTATGAAAACGAATTTTTTTTAGAAACACAACTAAATGTAGAAAAATCTAAAAAATCTAACGAAAGAACATTGTTAGATAAATTGTTAATTGCACTTATAGGTTTTGCGGTTGTTATATTTTTAATAATTGCAATAGGTAAAAACTTTACATCTATAAAAGATGGTTTTAGTGGTAAAGGAAATATAACTAATTTATTTTCTCAAGCACCAATAGAAAAAGAATAAAAGAAAGGAAAAAAAATGATTGAGTATCAACAAGATAGTATGAGAAATGAATTTTACGAAACACTAGAAGATAGAGAAATTAAATTAGAAAAAAGAATTGAAGAATTAGAAAAAGTAATAACTTATCAAAAAAAACAAATAAGAAAACTTTTTAATATTATACAACCAATAAAACAAGATAAGGAATCTTAATGGCTTATATAACAAATGGACACGATATAAACTTAAAAACATTTTATCCTAAAACTTATTTATTTGGATATGGCTTGTTATTACTTTTTTCTATTGTAATGTTAGTAATTCCTGTAACCTATTTTTTAGGATTTTTTATGTTTTTAGTTTTACTATTAGGGGGATTAGGGACAACTTATTATAGACTAAATAAAAAACTTATTAGAGTTTATCACTTAACAAAAATAAATAACAATGTATACGAATGGGTTGAAAGATGGGAAGATAGAAAGTTTGTAGAAGAAACTATGGACCCTGCTTTTTTTTATAAAGTGGGCAAAGAGTTAGTTCCTGTTATTGATTATACTGATGATACACCAAAACCATTTAGACCTTTTGATATAGAAATTAATAGTGTAATTTCTATGGATGTAGGTAGAGCTACAGATCAATCTGCTTCTGAAAGAATGTTAAATACAACTAAAAGTTTATGGCAAAAAGAAGAAATTAGATTGATGACTTATTGTCTTATATTAGGTGGTGTTATGTTTGGTATAATTGCACTTACTGGTGGAGAAGCTCCACAGCCAGAAATTTTACAATGAGTAAAGTAACTAACGCTAACGCTAGTGGACTTTCTTTATTAGTAGAAAGTAGCGTTTTAGGAATACACGGAATAAGAGGGCAAGGCAAAACATTGTTTGCTACATATTTGGCTTTACACGCCCAAGAAACACTAGGTGCCAAAATCTTTCATAATGGCTGTTTAACCTTTGGAGAATTTGTACAAGTAGAAGATTTAATATCTTTAACAAACAGATTAAAAAATGCAGTTATACTTATTGATGAAATACAAACAATACAAGATAGCTATAGAGCTACAGGAACTTTGTCTTATTTGTTTACACAAATGTTAATGCAATTAAGAAAACGAAAACTTGTTATTATATGGACCTCACAAAATCTACAACAATTAAATTCAAGATTATTATTTCAAACAGATTTTTTGTGTCAAACTAAATACGATAAAAAAAACGAAATATTGTTTTGGAAAATGATTAGTCAAGGAACAGTTGCTCCGCACGGCTTGGAAAAAATAGGTAGAGTTTGGAGAGTAAATAGATTTTTTAAATATTATGATACAGAGCAATTGGTAGACCCTACAACTGCTATTACTTTAACAAGTGAGGGTATTAGACAATCACACGAACAGCAATTAAAAGATAGATTTTATTTAGTAATGGAAGAAATAAAGAAAGCTGGTTATGATCAGTTGTTATTTAAAGAAATACATAGAGTAATGAAAAACAACGATTTAAATTTAACCGAACACAAATTAGGAAAATGGTTAAAAGAAACTTATGGAAACCCAAAAAAAACTACAGACGGTAGACTTTATTCTTTTTAAATAATAGTGTATAGTTACTTGATTTTTTTACAAATATATATATACACTAAAAAAAGATAAGAATAAATTACTGGGAAGTTTATGTATTTCTTTAGAATAGGGCAAGTAGCGTTTAGCTTTATATTTGCTATTTTGTTATTTGCTTTTTTTCTACCTAACATTATAAGTACGGGTGATTCTGCAAGATTCACTTCTACTACACAGCCGTTATCTTGTACTACAGGTTCTTCGGCAAGTAGTTGTAATGTTATTTTGAAAGATTCTACAACTCAAATTGCTTATCCTAGTGCCAATACTACAATGGAAGGCATTACAGTATTAGAGCAATCACCGGGAACTGTAGACAGAACTGCACAAACAACATTAAGTAATGATCAGTCTTATCTCGTTATAGCTGGATTAACAGGCGGACAAACATATAACTTTAGTGTAACTTGGCCCAAAATTAATGAGGGCGTAGGCACGGGGTTAAACCAATTACTTCGATCGTTACCTTTACTTGTGGTTATAGGTATGGCAGTAGTGCTAGTCTTAGCCGGAGGAAGGTGGCTCTCCGCTAGTTAATTATGGTTCGACACTATAAAGAAAAAAATATAATAGGAGATACACTATGTCAGCTCAAATGAAAGGTATCCTTTCTGCTACAATAGTCCTAATTGTATTCCTTGCCTTATTGCCTACCATTGTTTCAAGTGTTGCCACGGCGGCTGGTACAACTGGTTTGTCAGCTAGTGCAATTGCAATTGTGAATTTAATTCCGCTTGTTGTTGTTGCTGGAGGAATATTTCTGGCTACAAAAATTGCCTGGGATAAATTTGGCGGAAACTAGGATTAGACCTACCTCTTTATATATTTAGAGGAGGTTATTATTTGTCCTCCTCTAAATATTTTTATAAACAATACAAGTAAAGGAAAAATGAATTTTATTTTTGTCTTATTAGGAACTATATGTGCAATAATGTTAGCCGGAGAAGTATCTAGTACAACAAACGTGCCAGCCATGATGATAGGTATATCGTGGTTTTTTTCAGGTGCTATGGCAATATGGACAATTTTGGAGGCATGGTTATTATTTCAAGAAAACAGGTAAATGAAAAAATTTATATTACTTTTAATATTTACTTTATTGGGTGTTACAAATATTGAACACTCACAATCTATTTATGCTCAACAACCTACACCTACACCTACAGCAACTCCAATAGCTGTTCCTATTACAGGGGCATGGAGTTCAGATTCAAGTTGTATATATAATTCACAAACTGCTGGACAAAACTGTTATATAGCAAACCCCCCATCTTTAAATCAATACACAGACGATAATGGATTAATAGAAGCACAAGGTTTTTCTAATGTTTTTGAATACAACGATGCCTTGATAGTTTTAAGATATAGATTACCTGTAAAAGACTTACCAGAATTAAATAACCCAGGCAACTCTCCAAACGATTGGGGATCAACTTGGTGTGATTTCTTAGAAAATAATTATGGTTGTCATATAGAACCAGCTAGTCCTGTATTTCCTCAACAATTAACAAACGCTAGTGGTATAACCAATGTAGGTACTAGAGTTTCTGATTATGGGTTACCTCCATTGATACTAGGTTATTGTAGAGATTCTTCTCCGGCTATGGGTGGTGCATGGAATAACTGTTGGGATTCAACATTAAACAAATATTCTTTTGGTAAAGAAAGTATTTATATGCCTAGAGTGGGTTATGGAATAGTATCTCTTTATACAAACAGTCAAAGCTCTAATACAATATTAGCTAACGATCAAGGTGTTTCCGGGTTGAATCAATATAGAGGTAGAGTTTGTTTATATCCAAATAAAGATGTGTGGAACACAGTTTCTAACACTTCTCCATCTTGTGTTGATGTAGATTGGATTGCTGAAAACAACCCTCCTGTATCTTCTACTGATAAGTTAGTACATGATGAATTTAGATCAAACGTTTTAGAAATGATGAACAAATTAGAAAAAGATGTTAATTTAGGTAACAACAAATTAGTAACTGCAAACCAAAAAATAACTGTTTTAGGTTCAACTTATATATCACAAATAGATAGAGCAAATGAAGTATTAAGTCCTATATATGAATTTGGTGCAAACAAATCTATTACAGAAGTACACACAAGTTCAGGTACATTACCTTTGCAAAGTAATATTGATAGTGATTATTCTGCAACTCAATTAAAGTCTACGTTTGATAATGTTTCACAATATTATCTAGGGTTTCAAGGGACAAATACAGGTATATGGATTATAGTAAGTTTGCTTATTATTATTTGTATTGGTTTTGCATATACTTATGTGGCAGGCACAGGACCCGGAGGAGGGCGTATGGTTTTGGTTTTAGCTTTAACTCCTGTTTTTATATTTATGTTTGTAGGTTTCCCAAGCGTAGCATTTATAGTTGTTATGGTTTCTATTTTTGCAATCTTTGGAGCATACTTTTTATTTAGAGGTGTGACCTAATGAATTACAAACACGCTATATATTTATTATTTCCCTATCTTATTATGGCTATTTTAGGCAGTATTACACAATTAAATTACAATCAAGCAGGACCCGGAGGAGAAATGATTTCATTTTTAACCGAAGCTGGAAACCCTGATATTGTTGTTTTTGATACACCTCAAATTGCCGATTCAGCAGGTGGAAGTTTAGGCACGTTAAATTCTGCTCTTTCTTTGGCAAATGCCAGTTTTAATGCCTTTACAAGTTTTGTTAAAATGGCCGCACTAGATTTTGATTTTTTTGATCAACACGAATTTTTTACATTAGTTAGAATTGGCTTTTTATTATTGTGGACACCTCTTATATTATTATTAACATTAGACTTAATGAAAGTTTTAACAGGAGTATTTAGATTTTAGCAAAACTTACAAATATAACATTTACTAAAAGCGATTTAAGAAACTTGGCTTTTGCATTTTTATTATTGTCTTTATCTATTGCTATCAAAAGTTTAGCAACACTACCTTGTGTAAATGCTTCGGGCTTTTTATCTAACACACAATATTGTTATGCTTTTTCAGTAAACGTTGCAAATTCTTCACAATCAGGAAACAGTTATTTTGACTTTCCTGTTAGAACTCAATTACCATTAGATTCTTGGGCTGTAAATGGATATATAGATAAAGCTAACAACTCTACAGGAAGTTTAACTCAAAGAAAAGCATGGGACATAAACGCTTATCAAGGTAACAATCAAAATCAATTCCCTGTAATTGCTTCTAATTTAACTACATCAGGAACTAACCCAGTTTATCTTGTACAACCATTTATAGAAAACGGAGTAACAACTACAACTTTTTATAATACAGGAAATGCACAAGCTAAAAGAGATCAAGGAATATATTTTTATAATCCAAACGATACCGCAAGTTTTGTAGATTGTGAAAACTTAACAAACCCTTGTGCTACAAACCCTATAGATTATATTATCAACTTTAAAATTCAAGCAACTGTTAAGCCATTAAATTCTAGCGTTGATTATGTAGCAGACCCTACAATTACAATTCCTACTGGAGAAAGTAATTTAATTTGGTGTGATACATCTGTAGCAGACCCTTGTTATGCAGACATTGTTGATAAGTTTGATGAACTTAATAGCACAGGATATAGATTAAGAGTAAAAACAGATTCAAGTGGTAGTAGCTATTTAGTATGCCAAGTAGATAACAACATAAAAGAAAACATATTGTTAAACTATGCTAAAAACTCTACACAAAACATTTTATATACTTTTACATTAAACATGGCAGGCAACACTCAAATACAATGTAATATTTTATATCAAGATTTATTATTAGGAACATCAAGTGTTGTAACATCTAGTTTAACTGGTTCTACTTATCAAGCTACACAAAATAATGAAAATATAAATGTATGTACTAATTGTAGTAAAGTAATGTTGTATGATTTAATGTTTGCTGATAACACTACAGGATTGCAAAATGTTAGATATATGTTTAACGCTAGAGAAATGTCAGAAACAAGTACAGGTGGTGCTCCTTACACTATGCAAGCATTTGAAAGTACAAACACTTATTTAGATTCTAATAACACAAACATTCCATTAGTTTGGACAATAAACACTACAAACACACAAAACGATATGAGCCCTAGTGTAACATCTATACAAGCACAATCTATATCTGATGTTCCTATAGAGTTTCAAGATTCTGTAGCGTGGGTACCTAATTGGTATGGTTCAGGAAACCCTATATCTTTAACAAAAACAGATAGAGCTGAAAATTCATTTCTTTATTGGTTATATGGAAAGCCAACTAATTGGGACATACCAGACAACTTTTACTACGTTATGATCTTTTTAAGCATAGGTAGTATTTTTGCTATGATAATGTTTTTGGCTACAAAAGAAGTTTTTTTAAGCACACTAATATTAGGCGCACCTTTGTTGTTTGGGATAACTCAAGGGCTTGTTCCTTTATGGCTTGGATTCTTTTGGTTTATAGCTGTTATTACTGTTATTACAGGAAAATCGTATTTTAGAGGTATATAATGAATCGTAAAGAGATATTTATTTTTTATATACCTCCCGTAGTGCTAGGTAGCACAATAGGAATTTTAACTTGTCAAATTATTATTAATAAAATTATAGGAGTCTTAAATTGA